TTTTCTACAGAGCAAGAAGCTATGGACTTTGCAGAATTATATAAACAAGAAAACAAATCAGATCCATTTGAATTAACAAATGATACAACAGTAACAATACATTAATGAACACATTACCAGCAAAGACAGAAACTCGTGGAAGAAAGAGTAAATACTCTAAAACTCTATGCAGAGAGGTCTTAACTTACTTATCTGAAGGTATGGGTATCAAACACGCAACAGCCAGGTGTGGTATTAGTTATCCAAGCTGGAGGGCATGGATGGACAAAGATGATAAATTAAAAGAAGCTTACTACAAAAGCAAAGAAGCAGGGATAGAAATGATTATCTCAAGTGTTGATGAGAAGATTGAAACAGCACTAGAGAAGAAGAACATACCAATGTCAGAGGTTAAGCTGCTAGAGATATATTCAAAGAATATGCAATGGAAAGCAAGTAAGTTAGCTCCAAAGCAATATGGTACAGAAAACCAAAATAAATTAAGTATAACTGATGCTGATGATCGTAAGATAGAGATTAGTTGGGCATCTGATTAACTAAATGATTAAAGGGTACTGACAAGCTAATAAAAACAATCTGCGAGGGTATTTACTCTTAAAGATAGGTAGGTTATCTTAATGATTACATTGTAGGTAGTAATAGATACAAGAACAGATGAATATAGGTTGAAACTAATGCTTAACTGGTAGTTAGTTATGGTTTGATGAATAGGTTGATGGATGGAAAAGGTAGGGAATGTAATAACTATTTACGAAATACACTATTTCTTTTCCTGTACTCTCGTGTGAAAAATATATTTTTTTAATTAAAATCTAATAAAATTTTAAATAAATTAATAATTTAGTTGAGTACCATTTAAATTTATTAAGGAATTACTTGGTTTATTTATTAACTGGTCAGATATTGGTCAGTTTTTTAGATTATGTGGTGTTAATAGCATCTGTTTATATATGGAAGCACCCTACCAGTTCGCTGTGTAATTGTTAGTAACCAATTTCAACACAATACAAACCTCTAACGAAAATTTTATGAAAAAAAAACCTAAACCTAGAAGAAGATCGAAAGATCCTTTTACAGAATTAGTAAAAGCCATGAATGAAAAGACACAGCTTCCAGAGTCTAGTGGAAGAGGACAAGTTAAAGGAAGTGATGTTGCCAGTATGAAAGATTATTTAGAGCAAGGAAGTAAGGATGTTTGATACCTTTTCCAGAGAAAAAATATAACATTATTTATGTAGACCCACCTTGGAGTTACAATAATTTTCAAGGTAAAGGCAAGTCACATGGAGATGTTACAGCACATTACAAAACATTAGGTGTTGAAGAAATAAAATCATTAAATGTTTCTCAAATATCTGATGAAAATTGTATGTTATTTTTATGGGTTACTTATCCTAATTTAATAGAAGGATTAGAAGTTTTAAAGTCTTGGGGTTTTACATATAAAACTGTTGGTTTTACATGGGTTAAAACTAATAAAAATAAAGGTTATTATTCTGGTTTAGGATTTTATACTAATTCTAATTGTGAAATTTGTTTGATTGGTAGAAAAGGAAAATTTGAAAGAAAATCTAAAAAGGTAAAACAATTAGTTATAGATAAATTAAGAGAACACTCACGAAAACCAGATTGTGTAAGAGATCGCATAGTAGAACTATGTGGAGATCTTCCACGCATAGAATTATTTGCTAGACAAAAAACTGATGGATGGGATGCTTGGGGTAATGAAGTATGAAAATTGTCATACCTTATAAGCCAAGAGAACATCAAAAGGCTGTCCATAATAAATTAAAAAGATTTAATGTCCTGGTGTGCCATCGCAGGTTTGGAAAAACTGTGCTTTGTATTAACGAGCTGCTTAAAAGAGCAATGCAGAATACTTTAACACGACCTCGATATTACTATTTAGCTCCTACCTACTCAATGGCAAAAAGAACTGCTTGGGATTATGTAAAAGAATATACTGGTGTTTTACCAGATGTAACTTACCACGAGACTGAACTACGAGCAGATTTACCTAATGGTGCAAGAATACAGTTACTAGGATGTGAAAGACCAGATAGTTTAAGAGGATTATACATTGATGGTGTAGTCTTAGATGAGGTAGCTCAAATGCCTCCTCGACTATGGACAGAGATAATTAGACCTGCTCTCAGCGACAGAAATGGGTTTATGATAGCGATTGGTACTCCTCAAGGACACAATAGTTTTCATCAATTATTTGACCATGCCTTACATCAAAAAGATTGGTATGCAGAAATATTTAAAGCAAGTGAAACAGATATTATCTCCGAGCTAGAATTGAATGAAGCAAAGGCTTTAATGCCAGAAGAGATATATGATTCTGAATTTGAATGCTCCTTTGATAGTGCAGCTATAGGATCAATCTATTCTAAAGGATTAAACAAAGCAGAAGAAGATAAAAGAATTACAAAAATTCCATATGATACTTCGGTCAAAGTAAATACTTACTGGGATCTTGGGATGGCAGATAAAACTGCTATTTGGTTTGTCCAACAAAAAGGATCAGCTTTTCATATTATTGATTACTTTGAGGATAGTGGAGAGAGTTTAGAATACTACACAACTGTTCTTGATGAGAAGAAATATATATACGATACACATTATTTACCTCACGATGCCAATGTTCGTGAATTAGGAACTGGTGTATCACGAGTAGAGACAGCACAATCTCTAGGCATGAGAACATCTATTGTTCCCAAGCTATCTGTTGAGGATGGTATTAATGCTGTGAGAATGGTTTTATCTAGGTGTTGGTTTGACCACGAAAAATGTAAACATGGACTCGATGCTCTTCGTCAATATAGATGGGCAAGTAATGAACGAGGCGAATTAAAGAATAAAACAGTTCACGATTGGACTTCTCATAGTGCAGATGCTTTTCGGTACTTTGCAGTAGGCAATAATCAATCAAGCGACTGGGGATCTAAATTAAAATATAACAACGCAGGAATTATTTAGTGAGTATTAATCCTAACATTAATGCAAAAAATAAAATGCTTGATATGAAATGGATAAGAACTCCTCAAATCATTTGGGAAGATTTAATTAAAGAATTTAATTTTACATTAGATGCTTGTGCTTCTGACAAAAATCATCTTTTGCCTAAATATTATACTATTGAAGATGATTGTCTTACTAAAAATTGGGATAATGAAATAGTTTATTGTCATCCTTTGTTTGATAGAAACATTCCAAAATTTATTAAGAAAGCATTAGATTCAAAATGTATTACAGTTTTTTTATTACCATCTTCAACTAACGCAACTTATTTTCATAAGTATTTATGGAAACAACCTAATGTAGAAATAAGATTTTTAAAAAGACATCATACAGGAACAGGACACAAATTTTTTTCTGATGATAACGAAGAGCCTAAATGTGGTTATTTAAGACCACTAATGGTTGTTATAATAAATAATTTAAAGGAATAACTTAAACGAATGGCAAAATTATCAAAATCAAAATTACTCGCATTAATCTCACAAGAGATACAAAGTTCTCTTGGATTTTATTCTAGTGATTTATCAACACAACGAAAAGATGCTCTTAAATATTATTTAGGAGAGCCTTTAGGAAATGAAGAAGAAGGCAGATCAAGTGTTGTATCACAGGATTTATTAGAAGTTGTAGAGTCTATGTTGCCAAGTTTAATGCGTATGTTTACGCAATCAGACAAGATGGTAAACTTTGAGCCACAACAAGCTGAAGATGTACCTTATGCAGAGCAAATAACCGACTACTGTAACTTTATTTTTAATAGAGATAACAATGGTTTTAATATTTTACATTCTATGTTTAAAACTGCTTTACTTCAAAAGAATGGTTTTTGTAAAGTATATTGGAAAACATCAAAAGAACAAAAAAAAGAATCATACAAACATCTAGACGAAGTACAATATCAAGCCTTACTCATTGATGATGAAGTAGAAATAACAAAAACTGAATTTATTGAAGAAGAAGATTTACAATTATTTTATGATGTAGAACTACGCAGAACAAAAGAATATGGCAGATGCCAAATAGATCCTGTACCACCAGAAGAAATATTAGTATCTCCTAGAGCAAAAAATTTAAAAGATTGTAATTTTATTGCTCATAGAGTAACGAAAACTGTGTCTGAACTTATAGACATGGGTTTCAATAGAAAAGATGTTGAAAGTTTACCTAGTAGCGAAGATGGTGTCTTTAATACCGAAGCAGTAGTTAGACGAAGCTATGATGATCCTACAATGGATGTTGAAATCTCTAATATTGATCCCTCCCAGCGAGTTGTTCAGATAACTGAATGTTATATGAAAGTAGATATGGATGGCGATGGCATAGGAGAGCTTCGTAAGATTATTGTGGGTGGTAGTGGCTACAATAATTATATCGTTTTAGAGAATGAAGTTATTAATAAGCTGCCTTTTGCTATGTGTGTGGCTATTCCAATGCCTTTTAGGTTTTTTGGTTTATCTATGTATGATCTCCTGGCAGATGTGCAGATGATGAGTACAACAATCATGCGAAATACTCTTGATAATATGTATTTTCAAAATAACGCAAGAACAATCGTAGTTGATGGTCAAGCAAACCTTGATGATTTACTTACCTCAAGAGCAGGTGGCATTGTACGAGTTAAATCTCCTAATGCTGTTACCCCTTTGCAGACTCCAAACTTCTTAAATGATGGTTTGGCAATGTTGCAAAAGATTGACCAATTAAAAGAAAAAAGATCTGGAGTACCCAATCAATTAATGGGTTTAAATCCAGACACAATTAATAAATCACATACAACTGCACAATCAGTTAATCAAATGATGAATAGCTCTACACAAAGAATAGAATTA